TTAGCAACATATTTACAGCAGGGGTTCTTCTAACCTGTGCTTTAAATATATTGATTGGTGTTCTTACAAATGGAAAAACTATTCTACCTGCTGGGTGTCTTGCTATTCCTTGTATTGCACCACCTAAACTATCTTCTGGTAAATCAGCAGTAAATGTAGTCTCAGCAGCATATTTTTGTGCTTTATCAAATAATTCTAAAACAGACCTGTCTTTAACATTTGCCATGCTGTTCTTGTTTACAATTTCAATAGTGCCATCAAATTGTCTTTGTATATGATTTTCTAAATCAGCACCCTGCAAACCTTTTCTCATGCCATCTTCCCAAGCACTAGCTTTTACATAAGCTCTAAAGTTTAATTGTTTAAAAAATTCATCTTCTGCAAGTAAAAAGCGACTAGGTAATCGAACAATATTTCCATAAGTATTAATAATATTTGCCAAAACGCCGTCACCTTCCATTCTTATTTGAAAACGATCAACTTCTTGAATCATTGCACTAGGATTTACAATATTATCTTCAATTTGAAAAGATAGCTTTGCAGCTTTTAAAGAATCAGTAATAGATGATATTAAATAATAAAGTTCTTTACCACCTCTCATTGCACCTGTCATATCACGTTGAGCAAAAGAACCAAGTGTTTGTTCTAATGGTCTAGCTAAAGTATTTAAACCAGTAGAAAGAATGTTTAC